TAGGGTGGTCGATAGGCATGTAGGAGCAGTTAAACCCAGCTACATTGTCACGGTCTAGTGCTTCTCCGGCAGTCATGAGTGCTCGCATGGAGGGCATAACGCCCATGTCATGGATGTCTGCAAAGATACCGTTAGCCTGCTCTAGTGTTAGCTTATCCTTCTCAATCCAGAAGCTTAAGTAACGGTCAATTGTTTCTTCCCAAGTCTCCCGCCGTTGTTCCTCTGGCAGGTAACGAGCGTAGCGTGACTTGTGTATGTACTGTTGATATGCGTCCATTAATTTAGTTCCTTAATTAGTCGTTCGATGTACCAGCGACACTTCCGTAGATCCTCTACTGGTTTACCTTTGTAGTCATAGCGCCAGAGGTACTTTAGTGCGTTACCCTTGAGATAACCGTTGAACTCATGTTCAGGCATGGACGCTTTGATTGCTTCGATAGCTTCGATTGATCCTTTGTTGTAGTGGTCAGGTTGCTCCACAGGATCTACCTTCTTCGTCTTCTTCAGTATAGAAATCCCGTCCCACTCTGCAGGAGTCGCATCGTCAATACTCATTTTCTTCCTCCTCTAGCTCTTGTTCAAACACATCTAGTCTGTTGATTAGCTTGTCCTCAAACCTGTCCAGCATCTCTTCTGAGGTTATCTGTAGGGCCTCCAGCAGGTCATCTGGGTCAAAGGTTTTCAAGAGGCGTTCCTTAACTTCCTCTAGTGTTAGCGACATGGTCAATCAACTCCTGTAGTGTCTCTATAGTATACCATAAAATTCCCTCTTTGTCACACCATTCTGACATAGTCATCTTAGCCCCCTTCCGAATCTTCTTGTTCGGTTGCATGAGAACAAAGACTAACTCTTGTCCTTCGGGGAGTGAGTCCCTGATGCTCGTATATTTTTTCGTATCTCCGTCTCTGAAATATCCTTTGCATTCAACAAGAGATAAACCGCTGCTATCGACAAAATCAGGACGATAAGACCTAGAAATAGTGTAGGGGATAGTGAAAGGCTCATAGTCAAACTCCTTTAGTACTTTGCTGACATCGTCTTCAAACGTGCTACGAAATCGTGATTTCTTGGACTTTCGGCTCATTATGCACCTCTGTTAAATAACGGGGACCTGAGGAATAGGCGAAGGCGCGAATGGTAGGCCAACAAACCTTTTTGTAGGAGCAGTAGGAGCATCCGACGGCGAGTTTTTGGTTCCCACTCTTTCCATCGTCGATAGTGCCGTAGCATACGTCGGGCGGGGTTGGATGCTCCACTAGCTTTTTTACGTGTTCAATGCGCTCCTTGATGTCATAGCTGATTAGGTCATAGACAGGAGCCTGAGTGTCCTCCTCGTCGTACATGAGGTACGTGAGGTGACCATTCTGTTTGTCCATTGCTAACCATCCAAATTTAGTAGCACCTTCTGAATACGCGTATCCTTTAATTTGAGCCACGTATCCAAATGGGTCGTCATAAGCCAGTGAACCGTCTTTGAATTTTTTAAACCCATAAGTTGAAGTGCTTTTAACGTCAGTAACAATACCGTCGATTTTACAGTCCATCGAACCTGTAATACCGTTAACTTCACATTTCTTTTGTTCATCCGTTACCTCATGACCTGCGGCTCTAGTTAGAAACAGTAGCATCTCCTCAATGAGGTGGCCGTAGAGGAACTTGACATAGGTATGGCCTTGGATCTCATCGGACTTTTCTACGTCGTTGTAGACGTTCCATAAGTAGCGGTCCTCACGTCCGATGTTAGACATGCGTAGCTTACGTCCGTCACGCTTACGTCCACCAAACTCGTTACGCATGAGGTCCTTGACGTTCTCTCCGAAGAGATCAATAGCAGACTCTAGGTCCACACCTTCTGCTACTTCTTTCGTCTCCATCAGTTTGTAGATGTCCGACACTAGTGTGTACACGTTCTTCATACGTTAGCCTCAGTGGGTTTCTGCCCACGTTGTTCCGATTTGGAATTCTCCGTCAAGGGGGCATCTGAGGTTAAAGTGAACCCCTGCCGCCTTGAGACATTCGACTGCAAGCCAACCGTACTTCTCTGCTTGGTCTGCAACCACCTCCGATTGTACCTCATCATGTATGTTTCCTATAAAGTTGTAGTCGAGTTTCCACTGCGTTGCGTAGTCGTCCAGTATGACTAGGGCCTGTTTCATCACGATGGCTCCTGCCGCCTGCAACAACGTATTCAGTGCAGCATGTTCAGATCTAACTCTAAGTCTTCTACCATCAAGTCCTGTGAGATAGCCTCTCCCAGAAGCTCTAGTAACGCGTTCTCGTAGACTTTCAAGAGCAGGTGTATTTGATAGAAATCGTCGCTTAAGATGTGCGCCGTCTTTTGCGCTTCCGCCAACGATAGTTCCGATTTTTGCGTCTCCTGCTCCGTATAGGAAAGCGTAGATGAAAGTCTTAGCTTGAGGTCTTGTTTCAAGCCCTGCAGCCATTTGGTTTCTGGTGTGAATGTCTTCGGTGAGGAGGACATTGGTAAACTCCTTGTCGTTCATGTAGTGCGCCAACATTCGTAGCTCAAGGCCACTAGCGTCGAAACCTACTAGCTTCTTCCCTTCAGGTACAGTCCAGCAGGAGCGACACTCATGCCCATAGGGGCTGTAGCTTGCTGGTACTTGGGCCATGTTGGGACTCTGGTGGGTCATGCGTCCAGTGACTGCGCCGTTGCTAATGACACGACCATGAACTCTACCGTCGTCCTGCAAGTGTTCTAACCACGAGTGGACCTGTGCATATCTCTTTTGTAGCATCAAGTACTCACTAACGGCCTTAGCCTCTGGCAGGTCAATGGTGTCTAGTACAGCCTCATCAACGATGGGGTTGCCTTTCTCCGTAACTTTGTCAAAGACCACACCAAGCGTCGATAGCCTACGCGCAATCTGTTGTCTAGATCCGACATTGAAGATCTCAACTTTGTCCTTGAGACGCTTACCAGTTTTCTCAGACCACCTCTCGTGTACAATCGGAGGAAACTTCTTCTGCAATTCCTCTTCAATTTCATTCATTCTCTCCTTGAATGTTGCTAATAGTTCACGCGCCAGTTGCTGGTCCAAGACCCAGCCGTTGCGCTCCTGTTGCTGGACTATGTACTGAACCTTGTGTTCCAGCTTGATTGACTCAGGGTCAAACGCAGACATATCTCTGGTCAGACTCTTATGCACTGCTTCTGTAACTGCTACGTCCTGTATGCAGTAGTCGATCATCTCCTGTGACAACCTAGACCAGTCGTTATGGTCACCCTTTGGGAAGCCCAAGGTTTCACCCCAAGCTCTCAACGAGTGTCCACCCTGTCTGCTTGGGTCAAACAGACGTGACAACACCAGTGTGTCCACTATGCGCTCAGGAGCCACAGAAAGCCCCCAGAGACGCTTTAGCACTGGGAGGTCATAACCTATCAGGTTGTGCCCACAGACGCTCACAGAGCCTTCTAGAGCCTTACAGAGGGTGTCTGGGGTAGTGTGCACAGTGCTTACTCCCTTTTCCCGTGTTACAACACACCAAATGGTGTCAGGAGTCAGGCCGTTGGCTTCCAAGTCAAGGTAGATCAAAAGTCGTCCCCTATGTGTGGATTAGGTACTTCCGACAGGCGACCCGTGGTACGGTCATAGGCTAACCAACAGGCAGGTCCAGTTTCTCCGGTGTACCGATTCTTGAGAACCCTAACCGTGGTTGTATTACGTACGTCCTCGTTCTCGTGTTGCTGATCCCGTTCCATACCGATGACGATGTCTGACAACTGAGCGATTGCCTGAGACCCTCTGAGTTCACCCAAGGATATCTGAGCACCGTCCTCGTGTGCTTTACCTTGGGATCGTCGGAGGTGTGACACGAGGAACAGACAAACGCCTGTCTCTGCCACCAAGGTCCGAAGCTTAGTCATGATCTCGTCTATTGCTTTTCGCTCGTCTCCTGACTCTTGGGAAGACACGACGATTGACAGGTGGTCCAGTATGACGTACCGGCAGTCAAGCGCTTTTGCCATATAGCGAACACGGGCGAGGAGGTTATCCGCTGAAGTTGACCCCCAATGGTCGAAAAGGTAGTAACGTCCTGTTCCCAGTGTGCTCTCCCAAAACGGTCGTAGTTGGTCCACAGGCGTGTCCTCTTCCAAGTGTAGAGGCCTGTTTGCCGCCACCGACATGATACCAAGCGTTGTTCGGGCCAGATCTTCCTCAAGCGCCAAGACTCCAATATTGCCTTCGCATCGGCGTAGAAGATCGTACTCAATTTCTCTGATAAATTGGGACTTTCCCATACCACTGCCGCTAGTGATCGTGACGAGTTCATAAGGTCTATGCCCCCTAGTTATATGATTGAGGCCCTCCCAAGGGTACGGGATGGACTTGACATTCCTCTTTTCTACCAGCTTGTCCCATGTGTCAGTACCAGCGACGATACCGTCAGGACGATAGACTTTGGAATTCCACCAGTGTTGCGTAAAGTCCTTGACCCTGTTAGCCATGAGCATGTCACTGGCGTCCTTCAGGGGTAGCTTACAGATCTTCAGCTTGTCAGGGCTAAAGAGGTCCTTGACCTGCTCTACTGCTTCTTCTCCTGCTTTGTCATTGTCAAAGCAGAGGACTACCGTGTCGTACCCTTCGAGCCACTCTAGCTGGGCCTTGATCTCCTTGGCGGCATTACCTGCGCCCGACCGAAGTGAAACCACGTCCCACTGCTTACCTGACATCTCATAGATTGCCAAGGCGTCCAATTCGCCCTCAGTAATCGTTATGTAGGTGTTCCGGTTGCACTGCTGTTGTCCGAAGAAACCGACGTTGCTTACGTCCCCCATTGACATGAACCCTTTGGTTTGAACCTCGCGTACCTTTGCCGCGCACAGGTCACCCGTAGACATGTCGTAGTAGGGGTAGTAGTGTCTGTCTATTTCACCTGTGGAGGTGTACTCAACGGTGACTCCGTAGCGCCCACAGGTGTCCTGAGATATGCGCCGTTGGGGTATGCTTGAGACCACTCCCTTGAAATTAAGGGGCTTGGCCTTGGGTAATTCTGAGGTCATGCCTTGGTCTCCACCGTGAACGTGATGCTGACAGCTAAAGCAGTGCTGACCGCCATCGCTGTAGATAGCGAGAGCGTCCGAAGAACCACACTCCGGACAACTCTCGTGCCTTAGGAACTTAGAAGTCTGCGGCATCGCCTACGGCAATCTCTGCTTCTTCTAGTACTTTGACCGCCTCAAGGTAGGTTGCTACGCCATGCACTGGGTGAGGCTGACCCAGCTTGTACTTCAGGCGTACTTTGGAGTTGTATGGGACTTCTCCGGTGTAGGCGTTACCGTCAGCATCAAAACGCTTGATCTCGTACTTGGACTTGAACTTGCGTTGCTTGTTGCCTTGGTAGTCTTTGATCTTGACACCGTTGGCTGCAAGCTCTGCTGCGTCTTCTTCTGACAATGTGACCGTCATGGAGTAGGCTCCAGTTGATTGACCATTGAACACGTCGTGTGCTGTTAGGTTGCTGAAGTTAACTACGCCTTCTACTGTTGTTACTGTCATGGAATAATCTCCGTAGTCGCCGCTAGGCGCGGCATTGGTTTTGGTTTTAGCTCTGGTTTCCCCAGAACATACTAATAGTATACACTAAATGAATTTACCTGTCAAAAAAGAATCTATGAGTTGTATGCAAGTGTACATAATGAACATCATAAACCCTATACCCCCAGCAGGACAGATCACATTGGCTTTCCACGGGTTGTCCCGTATCCACTGCTCTAACTGCTGTTCCGTCATCATAGTATGTTTACGTACTCCTGATTAATGATTGTCTGCACATGGACGTACCCATCGGGCCAGTACGTGTAGGACTCTGCGAGTGCCTTGGCTGTTCTACGTACTGACTCCTCAAAGTGCTCGTGCATCCCCAGTTCGTCCTTACAGTACCAAAAGGGTATACGTAGGACTGGCTCTGCTGGCCCTCGTTCCTCATAGTACACAATTATTTCAGCGTCGTTGCCTATGGGTCCGTCGTTGCCAAAGTGCTTCGTGTGGCCGTTCTCTGGTTGTTTCATGTTCATCCCTCGCCTTGCACTTCTACTTCAATGCTTTGGAATTCTTCGTCTATAAAGTTGTACTCTGAGTCGTAAATATCTGTTTTTAGCAGTGCCATAGCCTTTTCTTCTGTCTCTGCAACTACACGATAAACGTGCTCTACTGTTTCAATAGTCTTAATACAGTATGTATTCATTGTTCACCCTCCGGTAGGTCATCACTGGCTAGGAACAAGATTTTGTCCAGTGTGGACTTGGTCATGACCACGTTCCCACGGTCATCCAAGGACAGCTCTAGGTCCTTACGTAGGACAAACGGAATACCACCCCAAGGGTCGGCCTTCATGATGTCATTGGTCACTGTGCGGGCTTGTGTGTAGCCTAGGCAGTAGACGGAGTAGTCACCCCCATCGACAACATAGATTGATTTTTCGTCTATAAACATAAGTTTACTCCTGTAGTACTACTGTAGTTAACTACTACTGCTTCTACTTTAGTATATATACCTAAGTATACCTTAGTAGAGGGTATCATAGTTTTCGTCCTCTGTAAATATCTCATATTGGTAATATTCCATAGTTTCTGAGTCTACTCCTGCGCTAGCACTAGCAGAAAGGCAAATACCGCAAATATCAAGAAAGTTACCATGTGCATCCTTTTTAGTCAATTCTGATTCCTCTAGTATTCTATTACAGGCTTTACAGCGCATCTCTCCAGTCCTCCCCATGTATCTCAATCATTAGTTTCTGTAGGTGTCTAGCGTTTAGCCTAGAGTATTTACGTTGGCAGTCCAAGCGGAACATCTCAGTTTCAAACTCGACTATGTGTTCTATCATGGCTTGCTCCTCTGGGTCTCTAGGAGGCTCTGGTAGGCCTCCAGAGTCCCCCTCGTAGTAACCTCTCTCGTACTCTTCAAATGTCATTGTAAGCCCCCTGCATCCGTTGTATAAGCTCGTCGATGATCTTCTGCTCCTCCTCCTTCCACTCCTCAATATCGTCTAGGCCTTCGTAGTCTTCGGTCTCTAGCGTGTCGTAGTAGTAGTCGTGCGCTTCTTCCCATGATTCTCTAGGCATCGTCTGTAGTCTCCTCTGTGAAGTCTTCGTGGTCTGGGTCGTATTCGTACACTGTAGGACCAGCGCCGAACATAAAATCATATAGCACCTTCAACGGAACCCATAGTGGCGCTGTGATAGCCCATAGAAAAAGTCTCATTCGTCCGGATCTCCTTTGATGTATAGCCAGAGGGTGATTATACCAGATGCCGCCAGTAACAACAATACGTCCCAAAATGGTTGCCAGTTCTCGTACATGTCTCTAGTCCTCCTCTCGTAGTGTGAGGTAGTCCGCTGGTTCTATGTCCAGCGTATGAACTCGCAAGAGTTCCTCCCAGTCTCCGAAGTTGTCGAATATCTCCTCCGCTTGTTCTCTGGACTCTGCTTCTACTTTAACCTCATATACCTTGGTCATAATAACTTGGTACGTGTGTTTCATGTCTAGCGCCTCCCGTGTCGTAGTCGGTCCCACCAGCGCATCACACGCCAAAACCTCCGGTGGTTCTTGTCAGTGTCTAGGAATCCTAGTTTGTCTCTCAACCCGCAGAGAAGCCGTGAGTAGTTGTTGATGGTGTACTCAGGGTACACGAAGCCCTTCCGGCTGTCGTAGATGTCCCAAACGTGGTCCTCGTGGTTGTACCAGATTGTATAGCGTCCGAAGTTCATACTGTAGCCCTCGCGTTTATGCTGTCCTGTGTCAGTGTGTCGCAGTAGTCCGCACCTCTGGACTTCAGCCACTGGTTGATATGTTTCGACGTGGTGACGCTCCAGAAGTCCTCTGTTTTGAAG